AGTTCCCCACAAGCCGCCAGCCTGGCAGTGGGGAACTCGGACCAGGAGGCGAGGCAGGCATAGGTACTTCCTGCGGTTGAGTCTCAAGATGGCGTTGGAACGAGTCGCCTTGTTAGGCAGAGTTTGTTTCGGACGCGCCGATTTTCGCTCGGCGCTCCTTCACCAGCACACGGAGGTGCTCCCATGACCAGTGCAACCACGACCCCCGAAGCCGGCACGCCGAAGTTCATCGTCGAGCTGCGCTCGATCGAAGATGTTCGACCCTACGAGCGCAACCCGCGCCTCAACGACCAGGCGGTGGACGCCGTGGCCGCCTCGATGGCCGAGTTCGGGTTCCGCCAACCGATCGTCGTCGATGAGGCCGGCGTCATCATCGTCGGCCACACGCGCTGGAAGGCGGCGCAGAAGCTGGGCCTGGCCAAGGTGCCGGTCCACGTCGCCGTCGGCCTGTCGCCGCAGCAGGCCCGCGCGTACCGCATCGCCGACAACAAGACCAACGAACTGGCGGAGTGGGATCTCAACATCCTGCCCATCGAGATCAACGAACTGCGTGAGGGCGGACTCGACATGGGCCTGCTGGCCTTCGACGAGGAAGAACTGGGCAAGCTGCTCAGCGCCGCCCAGGGCGTGACCGAGGGCCTGACCGATCCGGACGCGATCCCCGAACCACCCGACGATCCGATCACCCAACGCGGCGACATCTGGGTGCTCGGTGACCACCGGCTCATGTGCGGCGACAGCGGCAGCGTCGCAGATCTCGATCGGCTGCTGGACGGCGCGATCATCGACCTGTTTTCGAGCGACCCGCCCTACAACGTGAAGGTTGAACCGCGCAGCAACAACGCCATCGCCGCTGGCAACAGCTCGTTCGCCAAGGCTGAGAAGCGCACGCACCACCAGTCCTTCGACGTGGCTCGCCAAGGTGAGAAGAAGGCGACGACCAAGAAGATGCGGGCCAAGGACCGGCCGCTCGAGAACGACTTCGTCAGCGACGAGGCGTTCGATCAAATGCTGCTGGCCTGGTTCGGGAACGCCTCGCGCGTGCTCAAGCCCGGCGGCTCGTTCTACATCTGGGGCGGGTACGCCAACCTGGGCAACTACCCCGCCCCGCTGAAGAAGTCCGGCTTGTACTTCAGCCAGGGCATCGTGTGGGACAAACAGCACCCGGTGCTCACCCGCAAGGACTTCATGGGCGCGTTCGAGATTTGTTTTTACGGTTGGAAGGAAGGCGCGGGCCACCATTTTTACGGGCCAAACAACGCCACCGACCTGTGGCATGTGAAGAAGGTCAACCCGCAGTCGATGGTCCACCTCACCGAGAAGCCCGTCGAGCTGGCCGTGCGATCGATCCAGTTCTCGTCGAAGCCCGGTGAGAACGTGCTCGATCTGTTCGGCGGCAGCGGCTCGACGCTCATCGGCTGCGAGCAGACTGGCCGGCGTGCCTTCCTGATGGAGCTTGACCAGGCGTACTGCGATGTCATCGTGAAACGGTACGAGCAGTTCACCGGCAAGAAGGCCGAGCGTGTGCCCGGCCCTGCCGGCAACACCGGCATCGATGCGAAAGCTACCGATGCCCCAGATGGGACCACGGGAAATGGCAACACCTCAAGGCAAGCGGTGCAAGGCGATGACCACGGCGAGCAATCATCAGGTCCACGTGTATAGCGACGCCAGAGAGGCCGTGCTGCAATTGCGGCGAAACATTGCCACCACCGACGACCTGACCGCCACGTCATTCAAGGTGGGTGTCGTCCTCAACGCCGACGAGGTGCTGGAACTGGCCGGTGAGCTGATGACCGTTGCCAGCGTCATGGTCCGCGCGGCGCGCAAGCCGAATCAACCGGGCCCGAAGAAAACCCCGGCAGAGAATGCCGGGGTGAATGCGAAGCCGAAATGATGATTGTCAGGTTCTTACTTGGTTGCGAAGGCAAAGAGACCGCGGTCGGTCTTGCGGAAGCGGGCCTCCGCGCCCTTGGTGCCGGTCTCGCGGAGGATGGCGGCGTACAGGGTCGCGTGCGGCGTCTTGCCCTTGGGACTGGACCACAGGCCCTTGGCGCTGACGGCCTCGACCATCTGCTTGGCGTTCATCGGCTCCGTGGACTCGGCCAGGACCTGGGCGGCGGCGTCGAGCAAGCTGACCTTCTTGGTCTTGGCCGGGTCGCGCGGCTTGCGAGCAGGCTTGGTCTCAACCGTGGTGCTCGCCTGCGGCTTGCTGGCCTCGGGCTTGTCGGCCTGCTTCTTGCCGCCGGCGTTCACCTCGCCGCGCAGGCGCTGGGCCGACTTGATGCGGACCTTCTTGTTCGTCGACATGTTCGTGGCTTCCCAACCGCCGTGGCGGCTCTCGGCGTCGATGCGGACGGGAACGACCTTGTCGCTGACCTTGGCCAGGTAGGTCCCGCCGATGGTGATCTCGTTCTTCTTCATGATGCGATCTCCTGCGGCCGAATTCAGGCTGGCCAGGCCTCGTTGTTCTCACTCCGTGAAGCGGTACAGCTCCTGCGCGTACGCGTGGATGTCGCTGTTGGTCCCGCGGAAGCCCTCGGTACGCTGGTGGAGGATTTCCGCCAGGTCGATGATGGTGGTGTCGTCTGCCCGGGCAGCGATCTCCCAAGTCTGCCAGGCGCGTTCGCCGCGCGGGTTCCTGAGAATGCTGTCGATGCGGATGGTCTTGCTCCGTTCGCCGTTGCGGCTCTCGCGCTCGATGGTGAGCGTGCCGGCCTGGCCTTCGATCTCGATGCGCTTGGTCTGCATGGTGTGCTCCCTGTAGGTGGTGCGTGCGGTTCAGCGTGCGGCTTTGGCGGCTCGCCGCAGGCGTCGCCATTCGACGCTGGTGACCATCTGGTTGTCGTGGGCGTCGAGCAGCGCCTGGGCGGCGTCGAGGACCTGGTCCATGGCGGCGCTGCGCTTGGTGGCTCGGCGCTGGGCGTGGTCCTGGCCGGCGTCGAAGGCGGCGGTCAAGGCGTCGCGGACGCCCCACACCGACACGTCGTGGAAGTCCAGGCCGTCCATCCGCCGCGTCTCGAGCGTTTCGATGAACAGGTGCTTCCTGGCGATCTCGGCGAGCGTCTCGCCGGTGGTCTTGGTGTTGTTCTTCTGGCTGCTCATGACGTGCTCCTGGAAAGGGGTGCGTGCGGTTCAGGTCTCGTCGGCGGGTAGGAAGATGTCGCCGGCGTGCCAGACCTCCTGGCCGCTGGCGGTTTCGACCAGGTAGCTCCAGGCGGCGGTGCCGTTGCGGCGGAAGGTGCAAACCTCCACCACCCGGCCCGGCTCGCCGTCGGTCTTGGAAACCACCCGGGTGCCGGGCTTGAGGTTCTGGCCCCCCGGGTTGGCGTTGGTCTTGGTCGTCGCCATCTCGTTTCTCCTTGTTGATGCCTGCGTGACATGCACATTGAGCCGGAACCGGGCCGGAACATCAAGGCCATTAACCAATTGTTGTAAAAGAAGTTGCAGCTATTCGTAAGCTGCCAACGGGGCTAGCGATATGACCGCCGAAACCCTGCGAATCACGGCCTTGACGCCCGAACAGGCAGCCAAGGTTCTGGCGGCTGCCTACCGCCGGCGGATCGATGAGGACCAGGTGCGCCAGGTGGTCGAAGAGGCCCAGTTGCTCCGAGCGGATGGGACTTTCAGCCTGCTGGATTACGTGGCCTATCTGGCCGGGGAGGTGACCGGTGGCCCCGGCAACGCCGATTGACAAAATCGATCCCCGGCAGCTTCGGCCCGCCGACCTGTTGCGCCTGGTGAACGCCACGGACGTGGCTCGGTCTGGTCATGTGCTGACCGAGTTCCAGTTGCGCCGCCACCGCAACCTGGCCGGCTACACACTCAGCGACCCCCGGAACCCGCGGACGCTCGACCTGTTCCGCTACGCCGCGTGGTTGACGTTGGAGTACTTCCGACCCGACCGGCTGAAGCAGCCGCTCACTTACGAGGAGCAGAAGGCGCGGCAGGCGGAGCGCAACGCCGAAGCGGTCCGGGCGGCGCAGGACATCGGCGAACTCCCCGCCGTGGTCGATCCGCAACGCAAGGCGCGATGCGAGGCGTCGTTTCGCGCCTTCTGCGAGACGTACTTCCCCGAGGTGTTCTATCTGCCCTGGTCGGACGATCACCTGCGGGTGATTGACAAGATCGAGAAGGCCGTGCGCACTGGCGGTCTGTTCGCCATGGCCATGCCGCGCGGCAGCGGCAAGACCGTGCTATGCCAGACGGCGGTGCTCTGGTCGGCGCTCACAGGCGCGTCACCTTACGTCTGTCTGGTCGCCGCCAGCGCCGAGCGGGCCCGCGACCTGCTGGAGAACATCAAGATCTGGTTGGAGACGAACGCGCTTCTGGCCGCTGACTTCCCCGAGGTGGTCTACCCGATCCAGTGTCTTGAACGGATCACCAACCGCCAGAAAGGCCAGAAATTCCGGGGAGAACCGACGCGCATCGACTGGGCGTCGGATCGCATCGTACTGCCCACGATCGCGGGTTCCAAATCTTCGGGCGTCGTCATCTCCAGCAGCGGCATGAAGGGCAGCGACATCCGCGGGCAGAACTATGCCCGAGCCGACGGCCAGGTGGTGCGCCCGCAGCTGGTGCTGGTGGACGACCCGCAGACGACCGAGTCGGCGTGGTCGCCATCGCAGTCGCAGCGCCGCGAGGCGATCCTGGCCGGCGACGTGCTGGGCATGGCTGGCCCGGGGCGCAAGATCGCCGGACTGATGGCCTGCACCGTCATTCGGCCCGGCGACATGGCCGACAACATCCTCGACCGCGAGAAGCACCCGGAGTGGCAAGGCGAGCGGACGAAGATGGTCTACGCGTTCCCCTGCGGTCCTGAAAGCGAAAAGCTCTGGGCCAAATACGCCGAGATCCGCGCCGATAGCCTGCGCAACGACGGCGACGGGTCCGAGGCCACCCAGTTCTACCTGGCCAACCGCGAGGCCATGGACGCCGGCGCGGTCGTCGCCTGGCCGCAGCGCTACAACGAAGACGAAGCCAGCGCCATCCAGCACGCGATGAACCTGCGCTACCGCGACGTGGCCGCCTTCTACGCTGAATACCAGAACGAACCAATCGTTGAAGAGATCGGCGAGGAGATGCTGACCGCCGAAGCCATCGCCGCCAAGCTCAACGGGTATCAGCGCGGCGAGATCCCGCTCGGCTGCAACCACCTGACCATGTTCATCGACGTGCAGCAGAAAGTGCTGTTCTGGATGCTGTGCGCCTGGGAGGAGAACTTCACCGGGCACATCGTGGACTACGGGGCCTGGCCTGAGCAGAAGCGGGAATACTTCACGCTCCGCGACGTGCGAGCCACCATCGGCCGGGCCGTTCCCGGGGCCGGCATGGAGGGCCAGATCTACGCCGCACTCGACAAGCTGACCAGCGAGAAGCTGTCGCGAGCCTACCGCCGCGAGGATGGCGCGGAGATGCGGATCGACCGCTGTTTGGTCGACGCCAACTGGGGCCAATCGACCGATGTGGTCTACCAGTTCTGCCGCCAGAGCACGTTCGCCGGCATTCTGCTGCCCAGCCATGGCAAGTACGTCGGCGCGTCCAGCGTCCCGTTCATCGAGTACAAGCGCAAGCGCGGCGACCGGCTGGGACTGCACTGGCGCATCCCCAACATCGTTGGGCGACGCCAGGTTCGCCACGTCCTGATCGACACCAACTACTGGAAAACGTATGTGCATGCCCGGCTCTCGGTCGCCATGGGCGACCCGGGCTGCCTCTCGCTCTTTGGTCATGAGAGCAAATCGCATCGGATGCTGGCCGACCACCTCACCGCCGAGTACCGCGTGAAGACCATCGCCGGTGACCGGATCGTCGATGAATGGAAACTCCGCGCGACGCGTCCGGACAACCACTGGCTGGACTGCCTGGTGGGTTGCGCCGTGGCGGCGTCGATCCAGGGTGCAACCTTGTCCAGCGTTGAATCGCAGTCGATGCAGAAGCGCGCGCGCATGAAGCTGTCGGCGCTGCAGAGGGGGCGACGATGATCACGCAGGCCAACCCACCCCTGCGCCGGACCGGCCTGGTTTGCCCCCGCTGCGGGTGCCGGGACCTGCGGGCCTACTACACCCGGGCCAAGCAGGACTACATCCTGCGCAAGCGAATCTGTCGCCACTGCGGGCACGAGGTGATCACGCGCGAGCGCATCGGCGCGTGAAAGTTCCAGTATTGGAACGATTCTCGCCGTCACCTGAATCCCGTGCGAAGTTTCGAGGCTCTGCGGCAATAAGCATTACGGGCACCCAACGTGGCCCGATGCACCTCCGCAAGCCCGGAACCGAGCCAGTGGCCGAGACGCTCGACAACACGATCAAGATCAACGCCGAGGGCCCGGCCAAGGCCAGCGGCGATTCGGGCTCGGTCGAGCAGCACCCGCTGCCCGACCAGATCGCCGCCGACAAGTACCTCGAGTCCAAGAAGGCCAGTCGCGTCAAGGGGCTGGGCATCAAGCTCACCCGCATCTCGCCGGGAGGGACCGTCTGATGTGGCCGTTCCGCACCAGGAATCCCAGGAAGACCCAACGGTCCCTCCCGGTGACGCTGCACGCTCGCTTTGATGCAGCCCAGACCACCGCCGAGAACGCCCGGCACTGGGCCATGGCGGACGCCCTGTCGGCCGATAGCGCCGCCGCCCCTGAGGTTCGCAAGCGCCTGCGCGAGCGGGCCCGTTACGAGGTGGCCAACAACAGCTACGCCAAGGGCATCGTGCTCACGCTGGCCAATGACTGCATCGGCACCGGTCCGCGTCTGCAACTGCTCACGCCCGACAGCGCCGTCAGCAACCTGGTCGAGACCGCGTTCGCCGAATGGGCCAAGGCGGTCAACCTGGCGGAAAAACTCCGCACCATGCGGATGGCCAAGTGCACCGACGGTGAAGCGTTCGCGGTGCTGACCGACAACCCGAGGATCGACTCGCCGGTCATGCTCGACCTGAAGCTGATCGAGGCCGAGCGCGTGACCTCGCCGCTGTTGTCCGCGGGTACGCGTGGCTTCAGCGCCTACACCGACATCGACGGCATCGTGCTCGATCCGTTCGACAACCCCGAGACCTACACGATCCTGCGTCAGCACCCCGGCGACTTGGGCAGCGTCACTCCCTGGCAGACGCAGGCGGACCTGGTGCCGGCCCATGCGGTGGTCCACTGGTACCGAGCCGATCGGCCCGGCCAGCATCGTGGCATTCCCGAGTTGACCCCAGCGCTACCGCTGTTCGCCCAGTTGCGGCGCTACACGCTGGCGGTGATCGCCGCAGCCGAAACCGCCGCCGACTTTGCCGCCGTGCTGTTCACCGACTCGCCGGCCAACGGCGAAGCCCAGGCCCTGGAGCCCATGGACGTGGTCGAGCTCGAGAAGCGCATGGCCACGGTGCTGCCCGACGGCTGGCGCTTGGGTCAGATCGAAGCACAGCAGCCCACGACCAGCTACGCCGAGTTCAAGCGTGAGATTCTCAACGAGATCGCCCGCTGCCTGAACCTGCCCTACAACATCGCGGCCTGCAATTCGTCGGGCTACAACTACGCCTCCGGTCGCCTCGACCACCAGACCTACTACAAAGCCATCCGCGTCGAGCAGGCGCACCTGGCCGAAGCCGTGCTCGACCGCATCTTCGCCGCGTGGGTCAACGAGGCCATGCTCACCAGTGACCTTGCGGTGTTGCGCACCGTCAGCGCCGTGCCCCACCTGTGGTTCTTTGATGGGACGGAGCACGTCGATCCGGCCAAGGAAGCCAGCGCTCAGGCCAGCCGCCTCAGCAGCAACACCACCACGCTGGCGGCTGAGTACGCCCGGGCCGGTAAGGACTGGGAAGTCGAACTTCGTCAGCGGGCCCGGGAAGTGGCGCTGATGCGTGAACTGGGCCTGACGCCCCCGGAACTCCCGCCCTCGCCCCCGCCCCCGGAAGACAAACAACAGACCGACGACGAAGAGGAGATCGAAGCTCATGCCCCCGGAAGTTTCCCACGATTCAAGCGCGCCGCCTGAGTTCCTGACGTTCCGCTGCCCGCTCACCGTGCAGGCGGCGGACCCGTCAGACGTGGCCGGCAAGCGCGATCACGCGACGCCGCGGTTCCGCATGGTGGCCTACACGGGCGGCGTGATGCGGATCGCCGGGTTCCCGCATCCGATGGTGGTCGATCTGGAGGGTTTGGCCATCGACCGGCAGGACATCCCGGTTCGGCTCGACCACAACCCGCGCCAGGGTGTGGGCCACACGCAGCGGGTGGTGATCGAGCGATCGTCCGGCGTGGGCGGCGGACAGGTGATTGCCGAGGGTCTGATCAGTCGCGACACCTCCTGGGCACGCGATGTGGCCAAGAGCGGAGTGAATGGCTTCCCCTGGCAGGCCAGCATCGGGGCCGCGGTGGTGGACGCCGAGTTCATCCCCAACGGCCAGCGGGTGACGGTCAACGGCAAGACGTTCAACGGGCCCGTGCATGTGGTTCGCAGGGCCGTTCTCAAGGAAATCTCGTTTGTGGACAGCGGCGCTGACCCGGCCACCTCGGCCCAGATCGCCGCCCAGAACAGCACTCAGAAGGAGCCCGATTCTATGGCTGCGATCAATGACAGCACCGACCATGT